GAATATGCGGTACACGCCGGAGTCTATGAGGACACTTGGCACGATTATGAAACCCATAAACGGCGGAAGATTTGGCGTGCGGATATACGCGGCAAGCGGAAAGAAGGCTTCGCATGGTTGCAAATCCGCCGACTGCGGAAACGCTTCGAGACCAAAGAGGAAGCCAGGGAATGGGCGGCGCAGGTTAAGGCGGATTGGGTACGCAATAATTTTTTTGCCTTGAGAAAATATTAAGTAATTGATTTATAAGGAAATAGGAAAATGTCTAATTTGTTTTACGAACGAAAAACCAAGTGGATCAGTTTGGCTTTTTGGTTGTTGTTTTGGGCGGTTTTGGTGGGAACGATGCTGCACAGCTGCTCTAAGCCGGTGGTGTCGGCGGCGAAATTGGAAATGTCGCGTCGCGAGCGGATGGCGGATTTGGAGGCTCAAGCCTTGGGCGAGCAATACGAGGCGATGAGCGTAGAGGAAAAAATGAAAGGGATTGTTTATGAGCGATAAGCCAATTTTATTGAGCCCTGCGGCGAAAAAAGAGGCTTTGGATCGGGCGGTAAAAGAAATCCGCGCGAAATATGGCGATAAGGCGATTGTGAAAGGATGTGTGAAATGAGTTTCAGACGACGTAATACGGATTGGCAGGCTTGGGGACAACACCGCAGGCGTGCGACGGCGCGAATGGCGCAAAAAAACAGAGAGCGTGAAATCGAAGAATATCAGGCGCGTTTTAGACGGCCTGTTGACAAGAAGGAGGAGAAAAAATGATTTGGTTTGTTGGCGGATTGGCTGTGTTGGTGTTGCTAGGGATTTGGCTTGAAATGCTGGCCCGAATCGTCGTGTTGCACATGATAGGCGAAGGCCATGACGGGTATGACGACAATTAAAACGGTAAACCGTTGATGTCGCTCTATATTTTTTTGCCTTGTTGAAAATATAAGATATTGATTTAAAAGGATTTAAGAAATGAATCAAAAAGAAATTACCGAATGGCTCGAAGACCGTGGCGAGCTGATGATCATGAAAAAGGACGGCGAAGGCTTTGTGATTGCAGCGCGTGCGCCGGATGGGATGTGGAAGACTGCCGAGGCGGAAACTTTGGCTCGGGCGATAACTTTATGGGAGGAAGCGTGATGAATATCACTAGGCCAAATAAAGATGATCTTGACGCAGCATGGGAGCTGGTCGCGTTTTTAAACAAAATTGAGCAGGGTTTGAATCCGATTTACCAACCTGCCGACCCAGAGGATGAAGACGATTTCCAATATCTGAGTGATGCGCCTGCGGATGAGGTGTTTGAAGCATTGGAATATAAGTCTACCAAAGCCGGGTTGTCTTGGATTATGACCGTATTGGATACCTTGCTGTCTTCTAGTAACGATATTGTTGACCAAGAATCTAGTGTTTTGGATTTCTCTCCGAAATTTAAACAGGCTGTAAAGGATACAGAAAGACTTGATTTCTTAATGGAAGTCGGGTCAGCCGAATTTTCAAAAGAAAATGGTCAGAAGGCCTGTTGCAGGTTAACCGAATACGGCATTAGAGGCTATGGAAGCAATTACCGCGAAGCATTGGATGATGTGATGAGAGAGTGGAAGGAGATGTGATGACTACCGGAATGATGATTTATCTATTGGTCTGCGGGCTGATTGGTTTGGCACTGGTGGTTTTGGCACTGATGAGCCTGATTGAAAACTGGTTTAAACAACGGACTAAAGCTGTTGTTTTGGATGCCTGCGGTATGTTTTTTGGGTTGGTTGTTGTCCTTGTGGCGTTTTTGGCGATTCTTGGGGTGATTAAATGATTGAAATCAGAGGTAAAAACTTTGTTGCGTACAACGCGAGTGAAAGTGTTTTGGAAAGCATCATTAAGGATGTTTTCTCTGGGGCGATGTTAGGGTTTTGTGTGTATATCAGCCATTGGTCAGCCTCAGTGTTTTGGACATTTATCAGCGGGTTGATGTTTTTGTCTTATCTGGGCATTAAGTTGGGCAGGTTGATGCGTGACAAGCAAACTAAGTTTGAAACTTGGTCAGAGTTTAAGACATGGATCGATAAACAAGCTGAACTTGAAAATCACTTGGCAGGAAATGTTCAAATCGTAAAAGGCAATGGAAATGTACAGGCTGGTGGCGATGTTTGGAAGGATAAACAATGAACATCAAATGCCCGAACTGCGGGGCGGTGCATAGCCTGGACAGCTTAATCAATGACGCAGACGCATCAGCGGTATTAAAGGCTGTGTTGGAGATGGATGTGGAATTTGGCAAGGCGGCGATACGGTATATCGGTTTGTTCCGCCCCGCCAAGTCCCAGCTCTCTTGGGCGCGTACCGCGAAACTGCTGAATGAGTTGCTGCCGATGATTAAGGCACAGGAGGCAGCGCGTGACGGGGTTTGTTTTCCTGCCCCTACCGAGGCTTGGATTTATGGCTTTAACGAGACGGTCAATGCACGCGACCAAGGCCGTCTGAAACTGCCGCTTAAATCGCATGGTTATTTGTTGGAGATTGTGAGCCAGTGGCAGGGTTCGGGGTTGCCCTCTCCCCAGCCCTCTCCCACGGGGAGAG